AAGAAAGGCATGGATGTAAATTATGACAAAAAAAACTCATAAAACAAAAGATGGTCGAACTGCAAAAAAAGGTTTGTACTATTATATGAATCGCAGAAAAAAAGCAGGTACTAGTCGTAAAGGCAAAGGTACTGTATCTGACGTAGCTTTAAAAAGAGCATCTAAAACAGCTAAAGCATAAACCGAATAGGATGTGATCTAACGATCATGATTTGATCTAATCAAATGGGATAGTGGTGGGTAAATTATTAAAAAGCCGAAATGAATCAAAAATGGTTCGTTTTGGCTCTTTTTTTATGTCCGAAATACAAGGTTTTTAGCCATTTTTTTTGTCAATTGATTTATTGCAATTTGTCTATATCTTATATATAACTTTTATATAACCTATAAGGAGAGAGAAAATGGAACTAAATATAAGACCTTGTTATGTTAGTGGTAAAAGAAGATATAGATGGAAATATATTGGTGAAGATACCAAGCCAAAATCTATAACTAAAAACACTTACAAAGATTGTAAAGAAAAAGCTGAAGAAAAAATTAAAGAAGTAGGCTTTGTTAAATTTGACTCACAAGAAGTAACTTTAAACGAAGCTTACGATTCTTTTATTAAAAGACTTAAATATAAGATTAGAGAGGGTATTGTAGATATAGGCCATGTTAAATCTTATAGTAGTTTTTATGCAAATCATATTTTACCAAATTTTAATAATGTAGATATTAGAAAAATAGGTGAAAAAGAGTTAAATAGTTTTGTCAAATACCTAACTGACAAATTATTTACAAATGAATTAAAAGCTAAAACTATTAGAAAAATATTTAATACGTTAGAACTTATTATTCAAAACCAAGTTGATCCACCAAATAGAAAGCTAAAGCGTAATATTTGTAAAGATGCCGATTGGATGACTATGGTTGTTACTAGTAGAACAAAGCCAGAACGTATTGATTTTGACTATTGGAACATGGATTTAATGAAAAAGATAATTCATAATATTCCAAGATACGAAGTTCAATTAATATGCAAAATTCTTTTAGAGTGTGCATTAAGGCCTAGTGAGGCTAGATGCTTGACCCTAGATGATTTGCTAAACTTTGATGCTAGTTCTAATTTACCACCAATCATTGATATTAATAAATCAGTTAAGAGTGGTACTAAAAAAATAGGTGATCCAAAAACTGATAATGGTTTTAGACAATTAGTTATTTCTAACGATTTAAGAGATGAAATAAACAAATATGTTAAAACCTTGCCAAAGGACCAGAATTATCTATTTTTAGATAAAACTAACTCACCTATACGCCTAGAAGCCATTATTAGAGGCATAGACAAGAGTTTAAATAAATTACACCTTACGCTACCAATTAAGCGAAAAGGGTACTTCTGGCGTCATTACACAGCTAGTTTTTGGGCTTATACGTCTAAATATAAGAACGCTATCGACTTGGCCAAAGCACTTGGAGATAAGTCAATAGATTTTGTGCAAGATAACTACATAGCTTTATATCTCAAGAGTGAAAAAGAAGTTGAAAATGTAGATTATCAAAACAAACACTTTAGTTGGAAATAAAATGTTAGAAGCTATTATTATTATAGAGTTAGTGGCACTTACTTATTATTTAATTAATAATTAATTATTTATACCAATACTTATCGTAGTTCTCATTATTATAGAGAACTACATCCCATTCTATTTTTTTTTTGATACTTTTTTTAGCAAACTCCCTAGCGTCTTTTTCTAATGCAAACAAAGAATTAGAAAAGCTAGTAAATTTATCTTTAGGTTTCCAAATTACAAAATACATAAAAAAAAGGGGGAGATTACTCTCCCCCTCTCATACACAACAAAATAAAAGATAAGTGGTTACAAAGCACTTATCAGTTGTTTTCACATTTTATTGACACTCACTTTTATAGTTACCCATTGACTCTAATTTAAAGAGGGAGCTGTTGGGTTATTATTAGGTGGAACGTCTTGACCTAACAATTCGTTTGCACCACTTGTAAAATAATCAAGTGGCTTTTTAAAAAATCGACTTATTTTTAATAGCTTGGTAGAACTAATTCCATTTTGTCCTTTTTCATACTTTTGGATCTGTTGGAAAGTTACGCCAATTTGTTTTGATAATTCACTTTGAGTAACTAATTTTTTTCTTGGTTTATAAGTTCCTAAAAATTCACCATCTACTATTTCACCAACATAAACTAAATGGTTTAATCTTGCTTCTTTAATTTTTTTTCCTATTTCTTTATTGAGTTTAGTTTCTTCTTCTGTTTTTTTGTAAGCTTTATATTGTCTATTCATTACTCTCTCCTTAAATTTGGCGGACAAGTGGCCTAGAGTTTTTTACAACTTTTAAGTTCATTAATTTTTAAGGCGAATACATAAACTTGGCATCTTCATTTTCCACCAAGCATATTTGCCTAAAAGTCTTAACATATTTTTTAAACGCTACGCTTGAATGAACACACTGTCTTGCTTTACCAGATTTAGCTGGTTTCATAATTTCAGCATGATATTTTTCAAGTTTTTGGTAACGTCTTGTAAGACTATTACTTTTACTTAAAGCCATCCTCTTTAGACTCCTTATCGTTTGTTAATTTAATTCTTGATTTGTCTAATTTTAAATCAAGAACCTTAACCCTAGCGTTTTCACTAGGAGTATTTGATAAATGTGCTTTTTCCACACTTTCAAATTCTTCATCGACCTTTACATTGGCCTCATAAAAACTTTCTTTTAAAACTTTATTCATCGTCTTAAATCCATTGTTGAATAGCTTTTATTAACTTTTAACATTGATATTTTTTCCAATTGATTATTGCTTAACTCAATATTTCTTTGTGCTTGATTACTTTTGCTAATCAAATTTAACTTGTATAATTCTGATATAATTGCACCAGCTCTAGCCCTAGAAAATTTAAATTTAGTAGAAATTTCTTTATAGGTTGGACTATACTCATGTTGATCAATAAACCTTTTTATAAATTTAAGTACATCAAGCTTGATTTGACTTAAATAAATTTGATGGCCATTTCCATTTCCATTTTTCATTCTTCTTTATCCTTAAATAAATTTGTTACGTTTTCTTGTGATTGCCTAATATCATGGCCATCTTCTTTAAGAGCCTTTAGGTAATTTAATAATTTTTTTAAATACCAAAGACACTTTTCCAAATCCATAATGATACTATCAATTGATGTTCCATGTTTTTGACCAAAACGAAAAAGGTGCTTTAAACCAGCACCCTTTAAGTAACCAATGTTTTCTTCATGCGTTTGTTGACTTAAAATCGCATCGCAAGTTTGGATTGCCTTTTTATAATGTTGAGGATTTACACTTTCATTTTGCATTAGAACGGTGCTTCCTCTTGTTTGTTAGTGTTTGGTTCACTTAACTTGATACTAATATCAGGTTGGGTGTCTTTCGATTTATCGGTATTTAACCAAGCCGCAGCTTGTTTAGGTTGACCATTGATAGTAGCTTTGCCTGTGTAGTGTGGATATTTAGTACCAGGTTTATCGTTTTCTCTAGGTTGTCTTTTCCATAGTGCGATTTGATTATCGTATTTATTGTCCATTAGGTTTTCTTCCTTGTATTGTAGTTTTTAGTTTGTTGTATTTATTAGCAACCTTAACGTCTTGAATTGGATCAAGATAAAGTTGTTCTAATTCGTTTGTGTATTCTTTAGATAAACTTTGAATACCTTGTTCAAATTTATTAACGCTTGTTGATAGCTTTGCTTGTTGTTCTAATTTACTAATCCATTCACTAGCAAATTCTTCAACATTAAATTTTTTTGTAATTTCTTTACCATTAGGTTTAGCAATAGGTTTTGTTTCTTTGCCTTTTACAAAATCCTCAATTTCTTCTGCTGTTGCAATCTCATTACCCATAAATCCAAGAATAGATAATGCTCTACCAATACTGACTGTTTGTGCTTTTTCAAATTCTTTATCTCTATTGACCATCATTTTAGACTCACCAACACTTAATTCTTTGCCATCTAAAAAGACACTTGCTCTAAATTTTGTAGAGCCATTTTCTAACTCACTACTAAATGTTAAAATTTGTAATCTACTTCCAAAATATTCTCTTACAAACTTGATACGATAAGGAACTGTTAAATATTCACCTTTAGCACCTAATTTTACATAGTCGCTTTGTTTAATTCCATCCCTAAAATTTTGTATTGCACTTTCCAATGTTTTTTCTTTACTCATAGTTGTCCTACCTCTCTCAATTTTTTTGTTGGGTTTTTAATTTGTTCTTCTAAATCTTTAATAATTTTATCTTTGTTTTGAATTTCTACTCTTAATTGGCCATTCTTTTTTTGATGTTCATTATTAATAGTTTCTAAATCTCTTACTCTATCTCTTAATGGTTTAATAATTCCTTGATCACCCATAATAACCTCTAAATCTTTCAATTAAATTAGGTTCAATTCCATTCCACCAAAAACCATTTTTTCTTATTTCGCTAAAGTCAGGCTTACAAAGTAAAGCTAAAGTTTTTATATCGCCATTTGCTAGTTCTAATTTTTTTTCCCAACACATTTGATATAAAACTAATTCATCATAATATTTTTCTAAATTTTCTTTTCTTAATTCTATGCAATTGTCAGGCGTAAAAATTACATGGTCGCTATCACTAGCATAGGTTAAAAAGGGAATATGTTTTGGTAATAGTTTTGAATACAATGCAATTTGCAAACAATCACTATGAAAAGGTACTTTAGGGCATTTCTTTTTAGTGTAGGAATATCCACTTTTAGTTTTAACTAAAGTTCCAAAAACATTTTTAATATCTCCAAAATGAGTTTCACCAATTAAATCTACATAAGCTAAAAAATAAGTTTTTATTCTTTGATCCCAATGTGTATATTCTTTTTCATTTTCCCATTTTTGACTAGGTAATGATGCAATATTTGTTAAATGATTCATTGATAAAGCACTCATATTTTTGATAATATGCTCAAATTTTATTTTATCTTTTTCGTTAATTGGTTCATACTTTTCAACTTTTTCATTAAATTTTTGATTAGCTATTACATCTCCAACTTTTTTATTTTCACATAAAGACTCTTGCAAAACCTCATGTGCTAAAGTTCCACCAATGAATGAGCAATTAGTAGGTAGGTTTGATTTTTCTTTAGGTGTTAGACAAACGTATCTAAAAAAACGTACATCGTCAGGGATTGTGTTTTGGCTTTTGGAAGTGTGTTTAAGACCAAAATTTGTATAACATTCTCCAATTTGTCTTGGGCGATTCGTCATATAATTAAGGTATAATTTTTTTATAAGAAATTGCAATCTTTTTGTATATCTTTTTTTTAAATATTGAAACTATTCATATTATTGTTATAAGAATATTATCAATTATGAGTCTTAAAGAGATAAAATATCGTAATTTTAAAGCTAAAATTGTTAAATTATCCAATAAACAAGCCAAAAAAGAGATGATTTATGGGTACTACAACCCAAACGAATCTACCATAGCGATTCAAGAAAATTTAGGAAAAATTACTTATGTTGATACTTTGCTACATGAGATAGCTCATTTTATTGCCGACAAATCATCGATTCGTTTAAAGAATTTAGGTGAGGAGGGGGTCGCTACTTTTATAGGT